CGATAAATATACAAATGAATTTGAAAATAAATGCTATAACTTGTTGGCAATGTATAATATTACATATGTTAAAAATGTGTAAATCTATCTATCCATTCTGTAGATGTTAACTTTATAAAGCTTTCCACATGTTTCTTTTGATCAATATATAACATTTTTCTTAATATACTTGAAATTTTACCTGTATATACATCACTTATTTTATGATGAAACTCTTTTTTGAACAATAATAGAAAGTCTTTCCATACTATTTTTCTGGCATTATTGTGCACATCTTTTAAGTTATATTTATAAATGATTATTAAATCTGTAAATAATACTATATCAGAATCATTTATTTCTATTGCACAAAATGGGCACCATGTGCCTTTTCTAATATTTTTAAAAGTAGAAGGCCAAGTATGATTTTTTTTTGCATTTCCATTGCATAGAAGTGCCTTGGTTAATATATTCTGTTGATAAACAAAGACCTTGTCTGTCATTAGCCAAGTCTTGACATTCTTTCAAACTTAGCATTTTATAAAATTATTATAATCAAATAATTTTATATCAATTTTATTTTTCAAAAAGTCTATAATAATACTTTGTGAGTATTATTACAATATTCAATAATATTCTGCTCAACTAATTACCTCAAGACGGTTGCCTTTGTTGTCATACACCCAGATCTCACACAGATACCCTAAAGCCTTGACAGCTTCGTGCTTTATTAAAACTTGATCTTTTTTTGCACCTAGAGTATAAGTTGATTTTACTTCTACACATAAATTTTGATCAGGTATAAATATATCAACATAATATCTTTTTCTTTTTCCTTCATACTCATACCAAACTTCTGGAACACTTATACGATCAATTATGATATTTTCCTCAGATACTCCGGCTTTTATAAAATGTTCGATAGCAAAATTCTCATAACCTTGATAATTGATTATTTTACCAGATGGTAATATGTAATTTTTATAATTATATGAATTTAACATTGATTTTTCAGATATTTCAGGATTTTGCATCGGATATTCAACACCGTATTTTTTCATAGAAGTATCTTTCATTATTTCTTTAATTTCTGAAGACTGAAAAGGATTTTCAACTTTATAATTTTTCATACAAGTATAGATCTTTTTTTGTTTAATTTCTGGAGACTGTGATACATTTTCTACTCCATATTTTTCTATACACGTATCTTTCATTCTTTCTTTAATTTGTTCAGATTGACAAGGGTATGAGACACCATGATTTTTCATACAAGTATCGATCTTTTTTTGTTTAATTTGTTCAGATTGAGATGCATTTTCTACTCCATATTTTTCCATACATGTATCTTTCATTCTTTCTTTTACTTTTTCAGATTGACCAGGATTTTCTACTCCATAATTTTTCATACAGGTATCAATCTTTTTGTCTTTAATTTCTTCAGATTGAGATGGATTTTCTACTCCATATTTTTCTATACACGTATCTTTCATTCTTTGTTTAATTTCTTCAGATTGACCAGGATTTTCTACTCCATATTTTTTCATACAAGTATCTTTCATTCTGACTTTAATTTCTGGAGACTGTGATGGATTTTCTACTCCATATTTTTTCATACATGTATCCTTTCTTTTATTTTGTGCATTTTTCAAAGTACATAATTTGCATAATAAATTATGTTGTTTTATTATTTCTCTAAATTTTTTGGAAGTTTCTAAAGAACAATTAGAACAATTACCACTTATTAAAGTATGTTGAGTAAGTTTAATTTTAGAATAGTCTTCTGATAAAGAAATTTGTTTTTTTACAATAAATTCGGATAATAGTTTATAATCAAATCGTCGATTTTTTACAACAGATATTATTGAGTTCATTTTACAAATAATTAAAATTAGCTGTTTTATTTCACTTTTATTTTTTGTTCTTTGTTGCCCTGCGTTTTTTAGCAACTGCTTCTTCTTGTTCAATTTCTTGAATCCACCTCTTGTACTCATTTTCAAACTGATTAAGTTCTTCAGTCCATATTTTCTTTTCACTCTTAGCCCTCAAACCCTCCAATTTTTCTTTCAAAGAAAAAATATCATTGTTAAGTTGTTTGATCTTATCTGCCGTGAAAGTTCTAACTTGCATTCGAAGCAGATAATCATAACCTCCTTCTCCTTCAGCCTTCTTAGGATCTTCGTCATAATTTCTTTCTTTTAAGACACTAATTATGTCACTTTCATTTTCATTCATAATCGATATAGTCTTACTTACAACTTCTGATACAAATCTTTCTTTATTTCCAAGATACCTAATCTCTTTCTCTAATGCATCAAGCTGATGTCTTTTTCTCTTTTCGTAATATCCAAATCTTACAGAACAAAAAGTATCTAAAATTGAATCAACAGTGTCGTGCTTCTTTATCTGTATTTTTTCATTGAACATCACCATATTTGATGTGTATAAATATGAATGCAATTTAAGGGTGTCAAGATCGCATTGAAAATCATCTCCTTCTGTGAGTACAAAATGAACTTTTTTTGTTGATGAATAATTTGATACAGTCTTGAGTTTCTTATCTGCTTTTAAATCTTCACAAAATTCTGCAAATTTTTCTGTAGCCATAGACACAGGTAATTCTTTAACCTCAATAGTACCCTTTTTTCCTTCCTCAACAATTCCATATGAAACAAACCTATTTTCAGCATTTTTCTCTATCTCTCCTATAAATCCACGATACCAAGGAGTGAATTCAGGAAACATGCTAACAATATTTGTCGGATCATCAGGATCTTGAATAAGTACTTCACCGTCATTTTCTAACCAAATTTTAATAGCTTCTACAATTTCAAGAGGATTAAAAGAAGGAACTTTACTTGACCAACCCGTTCCTATCCCCTCGCATCCATTGATCAATATCATTGGAATAATAGGAACATAATATTCAGGCTCAATAAAGTTTCCTCCGTCATCTCTTACATATTTTAGAATAGGTTCATCCTCTTCTCTAAAAATAAGTTCTGTGAGTGCGTCCATTTTTGTAAAAATATACCGGCCGCTCGCCGCATCTTGACCCATCGATAATCTCGTACCGAACATACCGTCACGATACAAAAGAGGTATATTATTTGAACCTGGAAATTCTTGTGCCATACCAATAATAGTTTCAAGCAAATTATTCTCTCCATGGTGATAATCAGAATGTTCAGCTGTATAACCAGCTAGCTGTGCTACCTTGAGAGATTTTGCAGAGTACTTCAAATTTCTTTTCTTTACAGCATATAGAATTTTTCGTTGTGATTCTTTCAAACCATCAATTCCATTTGGAATGCTTCTAGCACAATCAGCGTGTGAGAATTTGATAAGTTCTCCATTTATAAAATTTGTAATACTCATTGAAGTTGTCTTTCCTTGATCATCAAGAGAGAAAGTGTACGCTTCTGGATTATATTGTTCAAGCCAAATTTTTCGAGCATCCGCACTTTTCTTGTGAAAAGCTTTCACCATACTTGCTAAAGATTGGTCATCATTGACAAATTCTACCATTTTCAAACCAAAAGTATCTGGAACATCTTCAGCTTTTGTAGTACCAAGTCCCTTGTAATACTTGACATTCAATTTACTAGTTTGTTCGCCAAGAAACTTATGAAATCTGCGTTCATCATAAAATAACAAGTCGCCAGTCTTTTTGATTACACGAGCAATCGGTGTTTTCATACTAACTATAAATGGTTGATCTCTTTGCAAAAGGGTAATATAAAGAGAGTGGAAGAAATTGAGTAATAAATTTTCAATATGGATCCCGTCCGTATCTGAGTCTGTTACAAGGCAAATTCTCCCATATGCAAGTTTCTTAAAATTGCTTTCATCTTTGTAATCAACACCTAGTTTCAACTCAAGAGCGTGTATCAATGAGCAAATAACTTTGTTTGCAGAAATAGTTGCTACTGGTTTATCTCGCACATTTAGCAACTTTCCTCTAACTGGCAATATACCATTCCAGTCACGACCAGATTTTTGATATAAACCCTCTTCAATTCCAGCTACTACGTATGTCTTTGCTGAAAGACCCTCTGTGATAAAAAGAGTACAATGTATACTGTCTTTAGTACCTGACTTGTTTGCTCGGTCGTATCCTTCAATTTTTGTCTTTTTAGAAACTTTTTCAATCTTTTTAAGTACTACCATTTCTTTTGCCATAATTATCTGTTCAATATTATCCATAATCGACCATTTGCAAATTTCAGCAATATGTGTTTTCTTAACAACAGCTTCTACAGCGGGAGATTCTAACTTATTCTTATCTTGTCCATCAAACTCTGGCCTAACTACTGTAGATACCACAAACAATCGAAAGAACTGACGAACATCAGTAATATTAATTTTAGGTGTTTTACTCTTTGCACTTTTTCCGTTAAACTTATCTACAATTGGTCTAAATAATGCTTCTGCCCAAGAGTCTACATGCTGTCCACCTAGACGAGTGTATACACCATTGACAAACGAAATTGCTTGATATTCTTTTGCTGGTGTAATCAAGACTTCTGCATCTTTTATCTTGATGAGAAGAGACTCATCTGTTGGTGTATCATAAAGTGCCGAATATTGAGTAAGAGTCTTTATTGGAATAAGTTCGTCGTTAAAATATACTTCTACTTTAGACAACATCGATGCGTCAATAATATAACGAGAGTATAAACGAATAATATCTTCGGTGTAACCTTTTTTCATATCAAAATGATCAAACTCAGGAGTCCAAGATACTTCTGTATAACCTAGTTTGCATACTGTTTCTTTAATAATTTCTGGTCCAGATGTATCTCTCATATTTCTAGTCCATGTTTGAGAAAGTGTTTTCTTTTCTTTGGGATCAAAACCTTTTACTGTAAATTTTGTTGAAAAAACATTGGTCAATTTAATACCAAGACCATTACGACCTGATACAATTCTTTCTTCCTCATCTTCATAATTTGAACCCGTTAAAAGTTGCCCAAAGATCATGCTATGATTGTAGCAATCCTGTTCAGCATCTTTTTCGATAGGTACAACATCTCCGTCATTCCAGATAGAAGTTTCTCCTGTAACAGAATTGATAGATATCTTAATCATAGTACACGGAGTCTTTGTTTTACGGCTTCTTTCAACATTATCGATAGCATTTGAAAGTGCTTCAACAAATATACGCAAAATAGCCGGAGATGTAGAAATTTCTTTTTGATAAATTCGCCAACCATCATTTGTTTTATCGGCTACAAATTCACTTATACTACGTGGACGTGTGGATCCAACGTACATATCAGGTCTAAGAAGAATATGCTCAATTTGATCTTTTTTCTGATAACGTTTTTTATCAACAACAGTCTTTGGAGGCATTGTTTATTTAATATTAAAAACTGTCCTTTTTAATATCAATTTCATTTTTCAAATTTATTGATTATCTAAGTTACATTATTATAATTTCAATAATACTGTGAAAAAAGATACACCCTTTATTTTATAACCAATTACATGAATATTATAAGAATTAGGAGAACCTTCAACAATATAATCAAGAATGTCCTCGTGATTAAGATAACGATACAAATTAAATTGATCAAAAACATCTTCCTGACCTGTTGCAGCCTCACCGCCGATGTTAAACCCAGATCTACTCCATACTTTAGCAATTTCAACTGCTTTTTTCAGATTAGAAGTGTTTTGAGCTAAATACATTGTTCCATGTCTTATTAACGGATTTTTGAAAAAGTATGGAATATCTATATCAAACTGAATAGAATCATGAATTACATGCTTGCTATTTTTTTCTTGATTCCATTTGGCTACAGAATCTTCTCCATATATAATTACTTGTTGTGGATGTTGATCAAAATCAGTAACATCAACATAAAAATTCTCAATTGTTTTACGTTCGTGATATTTCTCTATTTTTTCTCTGAAACGGCGCAATGATAGTCTGAGAGTATAAATAAGTCTTTTTAGAGTTTCTTCTGATTTAACTACTAATTTACCATCGTCCATAACACCACTTCTTTCATTAAAAATCTTTGTAACCTTTCCGTACTCAAAATCAGCGTCTATCTTTATTTTATTAATTGCAAAGTTGTTAATCATTTCTAGTTCTGGTAATTTCGAATCTTCAGCCATATACTTAGAAAACAACCAAAACATATATTCGGTTACATACCGAGCCAATTTTTTATATTTATTGTGATTTGCCAATACGGAAAAACTACTCGTTGGTTGGCAAATACAATCTTTTGATTCAGAAAGACCTGGGATTGGATCACTGTCGTTTACAGGTATAATCACATTTACTCCTCCAATTTTTCCATAAATCTCTTTCAAAATCCTGTTACGCACACCTTGTCCAGTCAATTCTATGTTAATAGTTTTTGCGAATTTTATTGCTGTGTCTTTCGAAGTCTTTGTAGAAACCCAGTTTCGAACCTCAGGGAGAACAAATGGTTGCAATGGATCGGTAAGAAGAGTACCATAAGAACCTTTGAATTTAAATCTAAGCATACGACATTTTCCGTAAGAATCGAAACCTTGTTCAAAAAATCCGCATCTTGTAACAGAAGGAAATGTTGTTTCAGTAATTTCGGTATCAAGAGAGTAGGATTGATTCATAAGTCTATATACTTCTCTTATTCCTATAGAAATTTTTGAGTCATAAGGAGAATAATAAGATACATCATCTTTATCAATTTTTCTCCATTTTACGATAAGTTCACAACGAGTATCTTTTTCTTTATCAGCCGGGCTTCCCTTGTGCTCGTAAATAAAAATACATTTAGCGTCTCTTTTATTTTTATAGTAGGATTTGTCATGACGTGGAATAGAAAGGCTTGCTTTATCTCCATTTCTAGTAAAAACAAAGATGTTACAATTAAAATGTTGTTCCAAGAGAGATGTGAATAAAGAAGGATCCATATACACAGATCTATCCCGTATAATATCTATAATTTGTTTACTTGTATAATCATACATTTCTTGTCGACATGCTGCTGCGTTTTCTTTAGTAGCCAGTTCTTTCCTGAACTTTGCAAGATAAGAATCTCTATCTTCAACAGTTAATATACCAGTTTTATCGTGCATTCCTTCCATTACACATTCTAAGAAAGAACTTTTTGAAACGTGCACCCCTTTTCTGATATACATATACTCTTCATTATAATCAAATATTTCAAACATTGTTTTCATATTATTTGGGAGAGTTCCATACTTATCAGCTGAAGCAAATTTCTTTGTTGTTATCAAGTCTTGTTGACCGATATTTGTTTTTTCTTGTAAAGGTTCGTCATAATAATAGTATCGGAAAATTTTACCTGAATCGAGAAAATCATGGTCTTTTTTATAACAACATGGTAAATACGGGACAAGATCATTGTTTTCAAGAGGATTATCGCGTAAACCTGGATATTGATAATCAGTATAATTACATACATAATTTCGAGGTTTTAAAATTCCACCATCTTTTGGATACCTCATTATCTTTTTACCATCTTTTTTAGCTTTTTCAATAGCTTTGTAATCTTCATCGTCAATAATTGTTGGTGCTTGTGGACATCTCTGTGGATACCCAACAACAAAGATTTCAGGCGCTATATCTTTGATTAATTGTTTTTCTGTATTTATTTGTTTAGAAGGTAATCGTAGTCGTTTCTTTTTTATAGTTCCGAAATCAGGAATATATTTCTGATAAAATGCAATTATTTCTTCATATTTTTGATCATACACTGACAAAAGTTCGGAAAATAACTCTTGAAATGCGTTTACTGCTTTTAAATTTTCAGCAGAAGCGATTCTTACTTTAATATAAGTTGTTCCAAATTTAAATTCACCCGTAATGTTTTTACCTCGTAGATCTGGATCATTTCTCTCAGATATTTTCTCGGTAAAGTTAGCTCTTAGATTACCTATTTTAGAATTGTGAAAATGCAAATACACACTTTCCTTTTTCTTAGTTGCTTTATCACTATCATCAATTGACATCATTGAAGAAAATAGAGGATTATTCATAATAAGATCAGCAAGTACATACTTATCGAGACTGTGTAATGGAAAATAGAAAAACCCTTTAACTCGTATTTCTTTGATGGTTTCTACATTCACTTCTTCTTCAAGACCGCGAATACTAGTCAGAAAACGATCTATGATCTCATCTTGTGATAAAAAATTCCTTGAAGTGAGCAGAGACACGCTCACGTTTATGATTTCACTTCCTGGTTCTCCTTTTACTAAAAGAAGGGCGTCTGCATAATCGTTAGGTTTAATATCTTCAAAACTCTTTTTCTGAAGAATTTTAAAAATTATTCCTTTGCTGATAGAGATTCCCCAATCTTCTTTTGGAGGATTAAAATTCTTTAAAATTTTAAAGAAATCATTTATGCATGCGAAAGGAACTACTGGACTTAGCTGAACGTTATTGAATAATTCCATGATAGTAATATTTTTTATTCCGATTGTAAATTCTATTTTCGCGCTCTCTTGTTCAAAGGTAGTGAAAGAGACTTTTTTCTTAGCACTGATAAACTCTTCAAACATCTTTTTCTGTTCTATTGACTCTTCAAGAACGCTTCTAATATTTTTTGAAAAACGTTTAATTGTTTGATCTTTTTCTTTTTCCCAAAAATCTCGAATGTCTTTGTCAGTTGGGTTAAGATCTCTACCAAACAAATTTGCTTCTTTTATTTGTTCACTCAGTGATAAAAATAACATACTTACGTTAGCATCACCAACCTCTTCAAATGATGTGTTAAACACAACAAACGGTATTAAAATATCTTCTTTCAGTTTCAGACTCCTTTGTGAAAGTTTATCTTTTAATTGATTGGCTAAACTTACAAAATCAATTCCTGCTTCTTCCGAACGTATAGCTTGTAAGAGGTCTTCGACTATTATAGGATTTGCTTCATTAAACATATCCAATGACGGAATTCCTTCTGGAAAGTACAAATATTTAGGAATTGTTTTTAATTCAGATGCTAACCGATTAATCACACTCTTTTCATTATCTAGATCGTAAATCTTAAAGTCCAAAGATCTTGTGTAAATGCCATTTTCATTATATACATTTATTAACACCATTTTAATCTAAGTAAATATTTGTGATGCAATAATTAAAAAAACTAGAATATTGTTAAAATGTAAAAATGAAAGACATCAAATTTTCCGAAATTGCTTATCTAGAAAATTCTGACTTTGATGAAGATGGAAACCTTACTAATCCAATTCTTAAAGATAAAAAAATGCCAATATTAATCATGATACAAGCATCTTGGTGTCATTATTGCAGAGAAGCAAAACCTGTATTTCAAAAATATTCTGACAAGACTTCTAGACAAAAAGTCTTTTGTGCAACTATACACTGTGATGGAGTAAGAAAAAGCGAGAAAATGTTGGGAAGGAGAGTATCAGAAATGATAAAAGATGCGGACGGATTACCTCATTACTGTATGTATCTTAAGGGTAAACGTGTTCTTAATAAAAGCATAAAAGGCGGAGCAGATCTAGAACAATTAGAAAATTTAACGGGTATTAAAGCATCAAATTAAGCCCATAACTTTTAAGTGATCACCCTCCTGATGTTTAATCAGCATAGAAGGACTTTCGTATGAGTTAAGATTGTGAATAAAAAACGCGTTTTTTATTGACTCTGTGCCTTTTTCAGATCATATAATACTTTGTATTTTTTCCATTATTTTTTTATGTCTATCCGTACCTTTATGTCTTTTCATACTATAATGAGAGATTATCATACCGCATTCACATGTTTCTTTTTTTGATCTTTGTGCGGCTATCTTGGTTTTATAATTTTCTTGATAATGAGCCTTTCTTTCTTCTAAAATATGCTCTTTATTGTCTTGATAAAAAACTTTTCTTTCTTCTAGTATACTCTCCTTGTTCTCTTCATAATATTCCATAACTTTCTCTATTACGGCTTCTTTATTATCTTGATAATATTCTTTCTGTTTTTTAGCTATAACATCAGCATTTTTTTCATAATATTCCTTTTTAATATCAGATAATATGTCTTTATTATCTTCGTAATACTCATGCATTTTTTCTTTAATTTCCTGCTTATGTTCTTCTTGGTATTTTATATTTCTTTCTTTTTGTTTCTCTTTATCTTCTTGTATGATTCTTTTAGGGTATATAGCTTCATCAATACCTTCATAAAACTTTGAACACTCATCAAATATATTTGTAAATACTGTGATATCTTCTGTAGGTAATAAAAAGACATCTCTGCCAGCTTTACATCTGTATTTTTCAAGTTTCATGAGAATGACGCTTTCTAGTAAATCCATAAATTTTGAGTTTTTGCAAGATATATAATATATCACTTTGAAATTGTGCAACTTATTATGATTGTAAGACTCTTTTCTCTTTGATAAATCTAGTGCTTTTCCTACATTATATTCACCAACTTTTTCACTCTCTTCTGAAGTCATAAGATACACTACATTCTTTTGATCAAGAACTTCTTTTGGTTGTTTTACATATTTTTTTCTTAATTTTTTAACCTCTTCTTGACTTTCTTCTAATTGTTTTTTAGCTGTATTTATAACTTCTTCTTTCTCTTCTGTTAATAACTTTATCCGCTCCTCTAATTTGTATTCGCTAGATTTTCTCAGAGAAGGTAAAACTTCTGATGTTACCCACTTTTTAAACAATTTAGCTTTTTCATTTTTTGATCTTAAAATAAGACAATAAAGTCCAGACTCATTAATTAGCTTTGTTTGCGGCTGAAGTAATGGGGATAACGATTCGTTACCCCCATTTTTTACAAGAACATTATATCTTAAAATATCTTCTTTATCAATATGATCAGTTATTGCTTTATTAGTATTACTATATTCTAGCATTGTAGCAATATCTTTTGCCACAAACCAAGGATCATCATGCGATCCTAAAATACGGAGTTCAATACCATTTGTTAATTCAGATTTAAAAATTGGCATATTATTATTTCTCAAGAAAGATTCTTTAGTAGGAGGATTTTTGTTTTCTTTTTCTAATTTATCCTTTTGAGCAATAACTTTGTTTACATTTTCTTTTCTTAATTTTTTAACATCTTCTTGACTTTCTTCTAACTGTTTTTCTCCTGTATTTATAGCTTTCTCTTCTTCTAATTTATTCTTTTCGTTTAATATCTTTTGATACTTATATTCTCCTGTCTTTCTAATAGATGGTAATATTTCTTCGCAAACAAATTCTTGAAAGGGTTGTGATATTAGTTTATTAGAGCGCATAATAATTTTATATAAACCTGCTTCATTAACAACACAAGAAGTTTGAAAATTACTAGAATTACCTGATTTTAGAGAAACTGAAGACCGCCATTTTTCAGGAATATTACGTAATGTCTCGGTTACATTAGTTAGTCCTAAAATATTACAGATATCTTTAACAACAAACATTGGGTTTTCAGGTGTACCTAATACTCTTATAGTTTCATTATTAAAAGATAAATTCATATCAATTGAGTTTATTAATTCAGTCATTTTATAATAGAATACAAATCTTTAAGCCGTTATTAAAAATTTAAATCACTGATTTATATTTTTAATACCCGAATTTGAAAATATATTATTTTTTGCTAATATAACTTAAAGTTGTAAAATTTACTTTCAAAATGCCCATAACGTTCAAGTGTAAGACTGGTGAAGCTTATCAGATCAAAATTCTAGCAGAACTTTTGACAAATAACCTAAAACATGGTTGTTTCGACGTGACAGATGATGGAATATCTCTTCGTATGTTTGACCAACCCAGGAGAACGTTGGTAGACATGTGTCTACAAGCAGAAAATTTTTCTCTTTATAAATTTAAATCAGAAGAAAAATTCTGTTTAGGTCTGAATCTCAATCATTTTCATAAGATGCTGAAATCGATTAAAAAGAAGGATTCTTTACAGCTTTTTATCAGTACTGATGTTCCAAATGAACTAGGTATAAAGACTATTCCAAAGGAAAATACACGTGTCACCACATCAGGTATCAAGATTCAAAATATACAGAATGTAGATGCTGACATTCCTCTTGGATATGGAAAGCCAGTTATAGTTCCTTCTCCAGATTTTCAGAAAATGTGCAAAGAACTCAGTAGCATCGGAAGTACTAACATTCGAGTCAAGGCGAGAGGTTTTCATATTGATTTTATTGCAGACGCAGATGGTATTTTGAAGCGCAAAGTAAGACTAGGAGAAAGTGATGATTCTGACGATGAAGAAGGTATTAATATAATAACAAACTCTTATGATGCGACTTTTACAACAGATCAATTTACCAGGATTAATAAGATAGCTGGTCTTGGATCGACAATGCAAATTTTTCCTGGTACAAATGAATTACCTCTGCTTTTTAGATCAAGTGTCGGAAGCTTAGGAAAGATTTCTGTCTATATTAAGTCAAAAGAACTTTTAGACAAAGAAACAGGTATTTCTGATTCTGACAATACTGATGATGATTGATTATAAATAAAACTTTGTAAAGTTATTTATTTATTCTCTATCTTGTAATAAATAAAAATAGTTTACACACCATTCATTGCAATACGATAAATGAAAAAACAAATATACGCAAATTGTATTATAAAAAATATAGATATCAAAACTAAAAGCACGTTCATTTATTATATATAATAAATGAAAGATATAATTAAAAATAAAAATATTTCAGACGAGTCCATCTACAGCGCGATTAAATGTTGCAATTCGACAAATGGCGAACAGAGGAACAATGCATAGCCTCGTAGAATGATCTGGGACAACCGCAACGATTCCTAACCCAATGAGAAGTCCAACACTGCTACCAATAGTATTAAAAACAGATATTTTTGCATATAATTCTCCAATATTTCCGTCAATTGCCAACTTTTGTATGCACTTTGCATTAATCGCTCCAAAACCAATGAAAGATATATTACTGAAAATATTTGAAATCCCAGCAACAGGAAGAAAATATTCAGGATACATAGGAGTCGCACACAATGACATATATGCAATTTGTTGAGAAATGTTAGAATATAAGAGAAAACGCAGAGGATCTTTATCAGCTTCTTTTCCAGTTTTAGCTATGTATGCAAGACATCCTAACTGACCTATTATATCCTTTCCAATATAATTTGCCGTTCTAATTGTTTCTACATCTCCTCCAATTGAATGTAACATACTATGCGTAGCCATTGCACTTTCAGCAGAAACTAGAACATTTGATACGAAGGACCAACCAACATAACTAGTATATTTTATGTGAATTTTGCCAGTCGGAAAGAAAAGAGAACGCATTCGGTTCATTTTTTTGAACTTTAATAATAAGTTTAGATAATAAGTCAAATTGATTTTTGGAAATCTTAATTTCTTTAGTTTAATCTTGCTATTGAAAAAATATGACTAGTTTATTAATTGATTTTAACAAGATTGTTAAACCTAATAATCTTGAACTATTAAAGTATAGATGTTTACCCATTCCTGTTACAAAATGTAAGTTAGGTCTTGTTCTAATTATTAGTCAAAATCAATACAATATTCTCAATTCTATGCCAAAAGGAATAAAAAGGGTAACATATATAAATTCTAAGGTATTTGTTAACGACATAATAGACTTTTCCTGGTTGGTTTATGATAGTGAGAAAAAATTGTGTGAAATTATAGATACTAAAGGTGAATTACTTAATACAGTTCTAGAGAGAACTCTTTTGAATATTCCAAATGATGTGATACTATGCGTCAGAATAAGTATGGACGATCCTCTTCTTAAAATATTGATACGTGATTATGTAAGTCTTGGTTTTGGAGATCCTTATGTAAGTAAAACAAGCCCTGTTGGTTTTAAATTCTCTTCGTATGGTATATGCTTTTTAAGAGAAAATAATGTGCTGAGTAACGACTCTGCTAATGATGTAAAACATTTACTATCTCAATTCTCTGACAAGAGTTTTTGTTCTTTGAAAGTCCGCATATGCAATGATTCAATTAAATATTTACAGACTGCTTCAAAACTAGGTTCTACCTTAAATAAAAATGGTGACATTACACAAAAAGAAATTGCTGGAAGGTTATTAGTTAAAAAAATTGAAGATGATTTCACACACCTTCTAGAAGTCGATCGATCAAGCATTGTTTATGGAGATGAAGAGTCTGTAGAAGTTGTAGAAGGTCTTTATAATTTTCATTCTCATCCTGTAGAAGCTTATGAACGTAATCTAACAAAATTTACAATGCCTTCTGCACAAGATTACATAGGTTTTTTACATGCGGTGATTCGTTACGGTACTATATTACATATTGTGTCATGTGTTGAAGGATTTTATGTATTATCTTTGAGTGAATATTTATCTAGAAAAGAAATTAGTATTGATGATAAGTTATTATCTTTCGTTATAAATAATTACAATTTAAATTGTAAGAAGGGGGTTGATTATACAACATCTTTATATTTAAGTAAAATTAATGGAATAAAGTTCAAAGGATATCCGGTATTTTTTGTACAATATTTTTTGTGGGAATCGGCAAAAACTACATTCGCTGTTTCTCATTGCAAAAATGATTCTAATAATTGTTTAACAAGACAAACAACATTTGACTCTGTTAAGCGTCTATTAAAATAAGAAATGAATATAATAATAAGTTTAGTACAAAAGTAAATCTTTCCTTATTGTAAATGAGTTTTACTTTTGAACATCCAGTGTTTGATTCTGATTCTTTCTTGATTGCTGGTATTAGTCTCGGAACTGGAGCATTAATGGTATTTTCTTGGTTTGCATTTGGAAAAAAAATATTGCCAAATGATACATCATCTGATAAAAACATAACTTCAAATATTTCTATTGATAGAAATTTGAAAGTTAAAGCATGTGAATATAAAAAAAAAGGTATTCTAAGTTCTTATAAATTAATTCATAAACGTTTGAAAAGCTTCCTTCTGAGACCAGTACAGATTAGAATTCCTGTCTTTACCATGATATTACGACCACTTATCATTCGTATCAAAATGGCGTTTAAAAATAAAATAGTATCAGAACAGACTAAAGCGGAAGAAAGCTTGCACAAATTAGCTAAATCTATGTGGGATCAAGGAAAATATTCTGAAGCCGAAAGAATTAATCTAGAAATCCTTAAGGTCAGAAAACTTGTATTTGGAGATAAAAAATAGGAAAATCTTAATATTTTTAATATTAAGATAATTTTAGAATCCAATTGGATCAACATATTCCGTATTGTATCTAGATTCATGAAATTCCCAATATTCTGGGCATCCGAACTTCCAACCTTTCGGAACACGTGGTGCTTTCCAGTAAAACACACAATCTTGCCACCTATTGCTACGAGTTGCATTATGAATGTAAATAGCGTGATAATCTTCTGTTAGCTGTTCCATAAGATCACAGAAAAGTTCATATGTAGGAATAATTGATGCGTAATTACGATATATTTTCTCTCTATTAGATTCGATTGGTTCTCTAAGAATAAAGATACCGTCAATATTTGTTCTAATAGCTGGTTTGATATCCATTGCGTACTGTAAAGAAAGAATGTAAAACATTTTCCAATGACGTCCTTTTTTGAATAGGGCATTTTGAAGTGGTTTATTAAAAACTCTTGGATCGTCAGTGCAGTCGTCAAGTATGATCGCTCCCCAAGAATTTTCAAGATGTTGACATGCTAACTTTTGTCTTTTTACAAAATCTTTTATTTTCTCTTCGTTGTACTCATTATATACAAAAGTACTTGGCATAATTTCTGCAAAAGCGTGATTTGTGTCCTCAGAACCACTCATAGCCATTCCAATTGGAAAAATATGTTTCTTTGCATATAAAAGTCCAGCTATAAGAGTACTCTTTCCAGTACCGGGTTTACCTACAACAACAATTTTACTACCACCATTATAAGATGGATCCGACATTCTGCTGGTCAAAGGAGGAATGATTTCTATGTCGAGTTCCTGAATTTCAACAGTCAACGGAGTACTCATTTTTGCATCTTACTTCGTCCCGTTTAAGCCAAAGTAAAATTTTAATTTATATCATTTTTATATGTATGTTTCAGAAAAATTTGAAAATGAAGGCACTTCGTACCCCAGAGATTCTTTTATTTCTCTTTTACTTGAAATCATAATGAATGTTGCAATTCCAATTACAAAAGAGAACGTTATGGAAGAAAAGAATGCGAGCTTCCACGAAATATATGTTTTGTTAGTGCGTATATCTGATATTTGCACCCATGAGGGCTTAAATAGATAGATAATTCCTATAAATATAATAAAAGACACAGCTATAGACGCATAAGCCATATTAACAGGATCTTTCTCGTCTATCATTTTACTATAAGTAAATATTTACAGTGTTTGTAAATGTTTTTCATTCTACATATCAAAAAAGGATCTCAATTTTTCATTGATTATCTTTTTACTTATAAATTTTACCTTTAATAATCTTATTTTCGTCAGAAAATATAAATGATGCATTGAGAATTTTATTTCTGGTTAATTATATTAACACTATTTTTTAAAAGTTACTTATAGAAAATAGTGTTAATATAAAAATGACAAAGACAATTATAATAACAGGAGGATGTGGATTCATTGGCCATCATTTTGTTGAACATGTTTTAAAAAATACAAATTGGAATATTATTATTATAGATAAGCTAACATATGCCAGCAAGGGTTTTGATAGATTAAAAGACGCAGGTATTTTCTACAATGAAAAGGTTCGTATATTTACATATGATCTTACTATCCCTTTGTCAGAGGGATTGGTAAAAGAATTTGGAGATGTGAATTATATAATTCATATGGCTGCTGATACACATGTTGATAATAGCATTAAAAATCCAGTATCAGTAATGCATAATAATATTACAAGTACTATTAATTTATTAGAATATGCTCGCACTTTAAAGAGTCTAGAGTTATTTTTTTATTTTAGCACCGATGAGGTATTTGGCGCTGCTCCAAATGAAATATCATTTAAGGAATGGGACAGACACAAACCAACAAATCCATATTCAGCATCTAAATCAGCAGCTGAGAATATATGTATTGCATATGAAAATACATACAAATTACCTATAGTAATTGTTAATGTAATGAACGCGTTTGGAGAGAGACAACATGTTGAGAAATTTATTCCTAAATGCATTAAATACATATTAGAAGGTAAAAAAATAGATATTCATTGTGATAAAACAGCCACAATACCTGGTAGTAGATTTTACATTCATGGTCGAAATATAGCAGATGCAGTATTATTTTTAATTAATAATGGGGCACCTGGTGAAAAATATAATATTGTAGGGGAAAAGGAAGTTAATAATTTAGAAATGGCACAAACTATCGCAAAAATAATTGGCAAAGAACTTATATATGAAATGATTAATTTTCACGAAGATAGACCTGGTCATGATGAAAGATACGCCTTAAATGGACAAAAGTTATTAGATATGGGTTTTAATTTACCATTAGACTTCGATAAAAGTCTAGAAAAAACTATTAAATGGACGTTAGAAAATATGGATTGGTTAAATTACTAGAAATAGTTAGTTGAACCACCTGAATACCATACACTATCTTTATCTCTCTTGTGCATTCTCAACCATATATCAGATTCTATAGGTCTGATTTTGTTTAAAAAAGAAAGTCTATTTAAAATAATTGTTTCATGGTGCCCCCATATTTCACCACGTTCATTCATATATTCTGAATTGTTAAAGCCGTCTGATTTTTTATAATCACTGTTGTATATTAATATTAAACCACTTCCACCGTGATCATGAGTTGGAACATAAACCTTTCCATTATAATTAGCATTCCATATCAATGGTCTGCCTTCTGTAGATACAATAGGGCAATAATATGATTGTCCTTGTATGACATAATTACATATCCTTGTAAATAATTCAGACCAATTATCAAAAACTGTATCAGCATCAATATGCATAATTAACTCATCAGGATCTAACACTGTGTCAGAACATATTTGTAATGACTTTGCTAAATTAAAGCACCCATCTATTTGTATAACGGTTACTTTAATTTCTAGATCTTTGATTATTTGATTTAAATCAACATCAGTACTGTGATAGTCTCCAATAATGACATTTAAAGTTATATTGGGATTTTTAATCGAGTTAATATTTTGTAGAAGATTAGTAATATCTGAACCTCTATTGAAAAGAGGTACACAAATATTTATTTTCATTTTAAAGGTACATTGTTAAATCTTTAAAATGCAAATAGCAGAATTATTAAAAGAAGATTGGAAACAGTACTTGGAATTAAGATTTCAACTCGGATCTTATTCTGGAAGTATCACAGAAGAAGAATTTTTAATAAAATATGAATCTATTAAAAAACAAGGAGGTCTCATTTATGTAATAAAGGTTGATTCTAAACTTGTTGCAACTGCTAAATTACTAGTTGAAATTAAATTTTTTGATAGTGTTGGACATATAGAAGATGTTGTTGTCGATATTAAACATAGAGGGTGTGGATACGGAAAAATAATAGTAAAACATATGTTAAATATATCTGATTCAATGAACTGCTATAAATGTGTATTGGACTCAAATAAAGATCTAGAATCTTTCTATACTAAATGTGGGATGATAAAAACAGGATTTCATTTTACATATACTAGAAAATAATCATACATATTAATTAGTTCTTTGATGTATAAAATAAGTTTTAAATCTAAAGAATGAATCTTATTATGTAAATGAACATAATTAATATAACAGACATATATGATACTATTGATATAAATCACGTAAAGGGTATGTATACTACAAAAATTACTGTTTTAGATATAAAAGCCGATATGAGCATTATTCCTACCATATATGCACCTCATTTTTCTAATAGAAATGAAGGACATTTTTTTATAGATGTTTTGTTTCCTCTATATATAACAATATTAAAATGTAATCTTTTGGATAAAAAATTCAATTTATTATGCTTAGACCCAATCCATAACACAGAGTATTGTGATAAATCATTAAATATACTAAAATCAATATTAAATCCTCAACAAATATTTTACGAAAGAGGCAAAATATTTGATCATCTAATATACACAACAATACATGTAAATGAACAAACAGTAAATTTAATCAATAAAAATTTTATAACAAATGATAGTTACTGGTTCATTAATTATGACTATGATTCTCAGTGTATATTGAAATATATGAAAGAATTTTTTTTAACACAACAATTTAAACTCAATACATCCTTCAGAATAAAAAATTGTGGTAATAAAATATCTCTATTTGAATCATACAGAAAATACATATATTCTAAATATAATATCAATAATACTGTTGATGATAAATTCGTAATTATTTCAATGCATGATTACAGACGTATCCTCAATATTGTCGATGTTGTTAATGTTATTCAAAATAAAGGATTTAAAGTTCAATGTGTAAATTTTTATAATCTTTCTATGGAAGAACAACTAAATCTTATATCTAAATGTAAATGTTTGATTGGTAGTCCAGGAGGTCCAGTAACTAATAGTATATTTTTGCAAAATGAAAAAATCGACACATATGTAATAGAATTATGGCCTACTGATGCAAAATTTTTCTATCGTAAATATTATGTCCAAGGTCTTGCAACATTATCAGCTGGTAATATTTTAATAGAATGTGATAAATCATATGATAATAAAGATTTATATAAACCAATAGAACGTCAAGAAGATAGACTATATGTATATAAAGATTGTAACATAAACAAACTAATAAACTCACAAAAAACAGTTGACATAATAAATGATTACCCACATGCATGTATGTATCCACTTGTTGATATAAGTATGCACATAGATTTATCATCTCTTGAAGAATCTATAAATATGATAAACTAAATTACTAAAAAATTTAAATAAAAATTTTTTTCATAAATAAAAATTTTTTCATAAATAAAAATGGAAACTTATAGTTTTATAACAAATAATTGCCTGGGTGTAACAATTTATAGTAAATTGAATAGATAATATGATAATCCATTTATTGGTTCTTACTTTCAGGATGATTTTCAGTTTTTTAAATTTTGTTCTAATTTTGATAATTATATTAAACTAAAACCTGAATTTTTAGAACCAAAGTTGCCTATATGCACAACAAACCCATATATTCGTTATCCTGGATTTCCAGTTATGTTTTTAGACGACATAGAGATACATTGGATTCACGAAACAGATCAAAACATATGTCTAGATAAATATAATAGAAGACTTGAAAGAATAAAAACCCCTTTTTTCGTATGGGGTGATAGTTTATTACATAGAATGCATTCAGAAACTCAAAGACAAGAATTTATTAATAATTTTAAGACAGTAAAAAATAGTATATATTTTAATAAAGATGAGATTCAAGAATGGAAGGATGTTTCATTTGATAACAGAAACTATAACGATGGTTGGGCACAACCTGTTAACTGGTTAACAATGAATTTTGAAGCCGATTTATTAATTAATTCTTTTAACTTGAATAATACTACATAATTTTACATATATTTTGATATAGAAACCAACTAATCAATATATTTATTTTATAAAGAATAGGTAATAATAAATACAAAGTATTTATTATATTGTTTGACGAGATATGGAAGTTAACTCAAAGTCTGTTATATTTGTGGTTCTTATTTACAAAAAAAACTAAGACATAGTTGTTTCGCCTTTTTCTAGTAAATTATTGATCTAATCTCAATAAGATATTTAACATGTTTTCTGTAAAAAAAACAGACACCTGATATATTAGGTTAGATATAAAACGTCTATTATAATTTATAAAAATTGACTCTAATTGATCAGGATTACTTAAATATTATTGGAATTCCTTATGCATACATTTGATCATAAAAAAGTATCATATGTGAATTTAGGTATTTCTATTCCATATAATTGAGTAATTACTACTAACAATAAACCAAACATTCTCAAAAAATTCATTTACTTCTCTCAAAGAATAGGTATTTTTAAAAATAATTCTTGTAAATAGGTATTTTTATATATTCTATACTTTGAAGATAATTCATCTAATGATTCATCATAAAAAATTATATTATCTTTTTCAACTTCATTATCAAAAATAAAATTTATATTTTTATTTAAAATTGCTTCTTCACTATTTTTAAAGATATTTTCAATCTCAAATACATTAACATTTAAAGTATTATAGGAATGTCGTTCTAATTCTTTTTGAGTTGGTAATCTTTTAATATATTTGATAAATAATTCTAAAATAAACATTCTTAATAATAATATGTGATAGCTATTTACTTTATGATTTCCATTTAAGTGACTTGATTTATTTAAAACTAGTATATCAATTTGTTTTGATATATCTTGTGAAGTTGAAAAATATCCATAACCATCAATAACTGATTTTGCACGTTCATAATATCTTCTCTTACCTGTGTTATTAAAATGTAATAAACCTATAGAAGAATTTATTTTTTCACCATAGCTTATACGAATGTCATGATTACCATTCATTGTACTAATAAAAGCGTTACTTCTAACAAAAAATTTATTTACATTTTTCCATAAATAATTCATATTTTCTGAAATTGTCATATCATCTGAAAAATATACAATTTCTCTAGCAGGATTTATAAATTTATTATTAATATAATTTTTATCAGATGTATCGACAACACTGCATGGATATGAAGTAATTTTAAATAATGTTTCATTTTCAGAATAGGAATTAAATATTTCTAATATTTTTTCTTTACAAAATGGATTATTTCCTTTATCAAAATCAGCATGTGAAAATAAAAATTCATCAGTATCTAAACCTATTAAAAAATCACAATTTGATTTTTCTAAAGACATATATTTATTAAACATAATACTTTGTCCGGCATCTTCATAATTTGGTTCATAAACAACTTTTATTCCTAAATTTATGTATTTATCATATATTTTTAATACTAACTCATTTGTACTATTATTGTCAATAATAGTTAAGTTATTATACCCAAATAGGTAACCATGGTATATAATAAAATTTTCAATTAAATCATATTCATTTTTTGTAACACAAAAAATCTTAACCTTAGCCATTTTTAGATATGAATAACAATACTTTAAATAATAAATTTAAAGTATTATTATTCATATCTAAAAGATTATTATTTCTATTATTAGTCTTATGTCAAAATCTATTGTTGGATATTCAGGTTTTGTTGGAGGAAATTTATTATTAAAAAATAGGTTTGATTATTTTTTCAATAGTAAAAATTTTATTGATGCTATTGACTTGAATGTTGATACTATGTATTTTTGCGGTATTCCTGCTGTTAAATGGTATGCAAATAAAAACCCAAAAGAAGATACTGAATTATTTTGTAATATTGAAAATATCTTAAAAACAATGAAAATAAACAAATTTATTTTAATAAGTACTATTGATGTTTATGATAACATTAATGGAAATTTTGACGAAGATTATATGTGTATTACTGATAATCATGCTTATGGGAAAAATAGATATCTGTTTGAAGAATTTGTAAAAAAAACATTTAACAACCATTATATAATTAGGCTGCCTGGATTATTTGGTTATGGGTTAAAAAAAAATATTTTATTTGATTTAATAAATAATAATAATGTTGATAAAATTAGCATTAATACTAGTTTTCAATGGTATAGTCTTAATTGGTTAAATGATGATATTGAAAAAATAATTAATAATAATATTAGGATATGTAATCTTTTTACCGAACCTATTCATACAAAAGATATTATTAAATATTTTAATTATCATGTACACACATTTACTGGTTTGCAAAATATAGAATACAATTTGAAAACAAAATATTCGAAACTTTTTAATTGTGATCTTGATGGGTATATAAGAAAAAAACAAGATGTTGAAACTGAAATAATTAGATTCATTAACTATGAAAATATTAAAAAAGATAATTTATGCGTGTCTAATATATGTACAACTATTATATCACAACTTCAATTTTCTCAAATTTTAAAAGTTTTGGGCTTTAAAAACGTTGAAGTAGCCCCAACAAAATTGGTTTCTTGGGAAAAAATAAATCTATTAGATTTAAGTGTATACAAAAATAATGGATTAAATGTCTGTTCATTTCAGTCAATTACATTTAATCTAAACGATTTAAATATTTTTAATCAGAATAATCCCTTATTATTAAATCACATAAAAAATATAATAGACATAGCAGTTAAAAATAATGTAAAAATTTTGGTTTTTGGCTGTCCTAAAAATAGGAGAATACTTTATGATGATATTGATAACAAAATTATTGCAGTTAATTTTTTTAAAAAATTAGGTAAGTATTGTGAAGACAAAAATATTATTATATGTATTGAACCAAATAGTAAAAAATATGGATGTAATTTTATAAATACAATTGATGAAGCATTAGAACTGATTTCTGAAGTAAATTCTAATAATATAAAATTAATGATTGATTTAGGAAATATAATTATGGAAAACGATGATATAACGAAAGTAATACTTTTAAAAGAAAAAATACACCACATTCATATTAGTCAAGAATATCTTGATAATTTTAGAAATCCACATATTAGTAATAGTATTTTTTCGTATTATATAAATACTTTATTATTTTATGATAAAATTATTACCCTTGAAATGTTGATTAAAGATGAAGATGAACTAGACACAATATTAATATCTTTATTAAACTTTATAAATATATATGGAATAAATAAATCTAACTTAAAGTTTTGAAACTAATAAGCAATGATGACAAAACTAAACATTATTATAATAGGAGCTGGGTGGTATGGATGTTATGCAGCATTATTATTGCAAAAACTACATAATGTAACGATTATTGAGAAAGAAAAAGACATTTTTGAAAAATCTTCTTTTTATAATCAAAATAGACTTCATTTGGGGTACCACTACTGCAGAGACTACAAAACGCGTAATTTATGCAAAAAGGGGTTTGATAAATTTATATTAATATTTAAAAGAGAAGATATTGTTCAACAGATTAATAAAAATTATTATTTGATATCAAATACTTCAACAGTTGATTTTCAAAGTATATTTTCAATATATAAATATGAAAATTATATATTTGATATTATTAAAAATCAAGATTTTGAAAATATTAACGATAATATTTTAAGGGTAAATGAGTGTTCAATTAATTCAAATAAATCTAAAGATTTTTTTACATATAACCTTATATGTAAAAAAATCTTTAATAAAAAAGTAACCAAGATAAATTATGAAAATGATTCAAACGTGATTTTAGATGATAATTCTATAATTAGTTGTGATCTAATTATTGATTGCACATTTAATTCATTAAATCTATCCTCTAAAAAGTATATTTATGAGAAAACTATATCTCTTTTATATAAGAAATATTCTGAAACAAATTTTGACGCTATAACAGTTATAGATGGTAATTTTTTTTCTTTATATCCACATGATATCTCTAATAATATTTATACTTTAACAGATGTTGAGTTTACACCATTAATAAAATCAGAAAAATTAGAACATATAAATAATTTTGTTCTAGAATTAAGTATAATTGATAAAGTTAGATCTCAAATGGAAACTAAAGTAAACTACTACTATAAAAATTTTAAAGATCATTTTCAATATATTGGGTATTTCACTTCAAATAAAACAAAACTGATATCTAATTCGGATTCAAGAGAATGTAATATAGAAAAAATTAATGATAAATTAATAACAATTAACTGTGGAAAAATAACAGGTATTTTTGAAGTTGAAGAGTATTTTAAAGAAATATCACTAATTTGATATACTTAAAAAAGTAATATGAACCGGTATTTTCTTATATCTTTACATATAAGAAATTTTCGATGCAATTATAAACTGTTATACTTTGACATAAACATTTTAATTGTGTTCACAATATGAACCCTATCTTTATCAGTAATCCACCATCCACAAGGAATACAAATAATGCTTTTTTCTAATTCATCCAGTTGAGGTAACTGACTTTTAAACTCATTTACACATGAGTGAGTATCATTCCTGTTATGTACCTGACTTGTCATAATATTATGTTCTTTCATAAAATCAATGAATTCTGGCTTGTTTTTGACTTTAATCGTGAATATCCAATAAGCAGATAAAGAGTCAGGTACTTGCTCTAAAAGAGTGATACCATCTATTCCTCTCAAGCATCTATCATAAAAATCAACATTATCTCTTATCTTTCGCAAGTTTTCATTCATGTATGGAAGATTAGATATTCCAATTGTTGCATTAATATCATTCATATGAGCTTTATATCCCCATTCTGCAACATCATTTTCGAGTCTGAAATCTTTACCAGATGATCGTTGTTCTCTACTGATTCCATACCATCTTAGTAACTTGGCTCTGTCGTATGAAGATTTATCAGGTAAAAAAATCAATCCGCCATCTCCTGTAGTTAGATGTTTAATGGCTTGTGTACTAAAAACACATGTATTTCCATGTGTTCCTATTTTTTTCCCCTTATATTCTGCACCAAATGCATGTGCACAATCCTCAATAACTTTTAATTCAAAACCAAAAGTGGCAAGAGTATATTTTTTAATTGAAAAAAGCTTTTCTAGATCGATAGGAGAACCACCCCAATGCACAAGCATTACAGCCTTTGTTTTTTCTGATATTTTAGATTTCAAATCATCCAAATCCATATTGCATGTTTTCAAATCAACATCAACCCATTTAATTGCTACCCCATTTGCAAGAATAGGCCAATTAGTTGCTGTACATGTCAAAGGAGTTGATAATATTTCATCTCCTGGGTGTAAATCAAGCATTCTAACAGCAATAGTTAAACCAGCTGTAGCTGAATTTAAACTTAAAATATATGGCCAATTAAACCACTCCTGTAAATTCTTCTCATATTCTTCGACTTTAGATGACTGTGTAATCATTCCAGAACGAAGAGTCTCAGAAACTTGTCTAGGAGCTTCATTACTCATAAATACTTTGAATAAAGATAACATTTAATCATATTATTAAATGTTTTTAAATAATAAATGTAATTTACAGATCTAAAGATTATTATTTATTCTTGAAAAGATGAAATCACTTATGGAAATACTAAAGTCTAATGGTATACCTTTTAATGGTGATAAAATCAAAATTGACCCATTTTTTAAGCGGATTAAATTAGATATTGGTTTATCATATAATGCACCGCAAACACAAAATTGGTTGCAAAATGAAAGTGATTTACTAGTATTTGGGTTTGAACCAAACCCATCGTCTGTTGAAAGTATTAAATCTCCTGAAAATCACAAAATACATCCATCACACGGCGAAGTTCTAGAACAAAAGTATATTGGTACATCCGCTTTCATCATTCCAATAGCATTGGGTAATATAAATAGCTCATTAAACTTTTATGTTACACAAGATGATCCAGGAACGTCATCATTGTACGAGCCGAAAACATTTGCAATCAAAGAAATTATTGAAGTACCGGTTTTTCAGTTATCAGATTTTTTTGATTTACTTCCATTCGAAACAATTAACTTCATTGAATATATAAAAATAGACGCACAAGGATCAGACCTACAAATTGTCAAAAGCGGTAAAGATTATATACAAGAAAAAGTTGTTTATATCACCCTTGAAGCGGAGTCAGAAGCATATTTAGGTTCGGATTATAATAATGAAACAAATATATCAGAATATATGAATAGTATTGGATTTAATAAAATATATCATCAAAATACAACTGATCCAACATATGTTAATTTGAGATTTATCGAGGAATCAAAACACATTTATATTAACCAAATTAACTAGATTTAAATTTAATAATTTTTTATTAAATTAAAGATATATTACACTAGCACACAAAGAACAAATGAAGTTATTTTTCAGAATATTATATTTGAGATCCTCTGGGCACTCAACAGTTGAACATATATCAACAATTTTTGAAATTATCTGAAAGAATGAGTTCTAAGATTAAAATATGTAAAACCGATATTCAAAAGAAGATATCTAAAGGATATTCAGTTATTTCTTTTATTCCTGTCATAATAAAGTTTTTCGTTTGATATAATTAGAAAAACAAATATACCCAGTGTCAAACTAACTAAAATTTAGTTAGATGCTAGATGATAAAAACATATTTATCAAGAATAGTAGGTTACGCTGTCCTCAAAGTTTAGATTTTTCTAGATTTAAAAAAAGAGGCTGAAAATAATGGATATAAACTCATTTACAGCAAAAAATCAAGATTTTAGCTCTAATTTAAACAAATTTATAAAGATCAAAGATAATTTTCCAACAGTTCAAGAGTCTTATATAATATCATCTGTATCTATATATAATTTTATACAAGATAATATTGATAGTGTGTTTTCCAGTGAGACAGCTGAGAAATAAGGTCGTCTTTTTTGCTGATAAAATATCTTCAAATGATCTGACAAATATCAATGCAGCTGTTCATATTCAACGTCCAAACAATGAAGATACTCGTTTTAGACGGCGCTGATACACCAGATTCTTATTACCTTAAAATTATGAACAAAGTTCGAAAATAACTATAATAATAGGAAAATTATTTTTCACAAGCTAGCTCTGAAAAATTTTGTTGTTTTGAATTAGAAGATACGAAAATACATCTTAACGAGTAAATTGAACAAACTTTCTTAGGTCTTTTGCACAAGCAGATGTTTTAATAGCATCTGCTAGCTCATTCAGCTATTCAGCCACATTACTGTCGGGATGATGTTAACAGTTGCTCTTAATCGTATGAATTAGTAAGAAGATTTTTTTTTAAAAAAAAGAATATTTCAAAAATTATTTTAATTACATATGAATTATTAATTTTTTTGAAATAAATTTACATTTAAAGATTACCTTCTTATAAGTAAGAAGTATATTACTGCGAGATAAAGCGGTTAAGGGCGTAGTGACAGGATGACAACTAAATCTTTTCGCAAACCCTAAAAAATACCATTTTTTCTAGAATTTACCTAGATCTTCTTTGGAGATTATTTTTCTAGACTCGATTTACTTCTTACCATAGAGCTACACATGTTTTAGAAGCTCCTTTACGGGGCTGGATTCATATAATCTTGTGTGAATCTAGTAGCGGAATAATCTATTACAAAAATTCTGGAACCCTCCTCTAAGCTTCTGGATTGTAGAAGACAACTAAAAATAACTATTTTCACTTCATATATGAAAGTGTTTTAGATGTAAGTTTAATCACTTTTCTACAAATTTTATCGTAATTATTTTTACTAAATAGTAAAAATAATCCTAGTATTTTCTTAATCTTTTTGTTAACTATAATCCATCAAAAGAAAGTTTCATAAAAATGACTTAGCGCATGATCCGGTTGCTTTTTGAAAAGTTTGAGAAACATTATTCCGTCTTGGACTGATTATGGTTAAGTTTTTATTTTTAGTGATTTGTACGAAGAAAGGTTAATATCTCCCAAAGAACTTTGCAATCAAACTCATTATATTTAATAATATCTTTCATAATATCAGAATTGATAGGATCTTCCGAATCTGAATACGTTTTCCATGCCCGTATCATAGCAGTTGCACCATTACAGCATTCGCTCTCGTTTTGAGTAGAAATCATACCATGCTTTCTCATAGCTCCAGCAATCGCTTTCAGACCAAATTTAAAACAATCTTTGATTACTATTGGTTCTTCCTGAAAAAGTTTGCACAGATCAGACCATTTTCTATCTCTCCAAGATACTGATATATGATCAGATCTTTGTGTGTCATTCATTCCTTTCGCTTGTCTTGCCTCAGCAGAATTCCAAAAAGTTTTCTCAGCATGCCAGTAATGTACTTTAGGATTACCTCTTTGTGATACAAACTGAGTGAATTCATTCATAATTCTATATTCTTCTTCATAGGTCGGTTTGGTGCATGTAAAGTTCTTATATCTCCATTTTCCAGAATCAGACCATCCAATACCTATCATAAAAATAATATCAGTCTTTGGTTGTTCAGGTAAACAAGAAAATTCAGAGAAAATATCGCTAAGTGTTTCAAAATCAACATAAAGCTCGTTACACTCTTTCCTCCAATCGCACAGACTGCTTTTAATAACAGATGGTCTAATTTTATCAACATTCTGACGGTTAATATCCAAAATGGCATCTATCGTTTTTGAACGAATACCATTAATATTCATATTTTTTGTGGTACATTCGGAATCTCTCCAACTTGTCACTCCTTTTTGGATAGCAAACTCACGATTTTTTACGCCTACATACCAAATATTAGTAATCTCTCCAATTTTATCAGCTATCTTTTCTTTCTCACAATTCCATTTACCTGAATCAACACACATATTTGGATAAAGTTCAATACGAGTAGGGGGGTCTGCTGACCATGTATGCCCTAATTTTCTAACATCCCTCACCCATTTAATTGCCTCTCTTGTACGACGCTTATAATCTAAATCAACAGAATTATAAGATATCTTTCCTAATCTGTTAAGACACGTCTCATTATGATCTATAACACCTGCTTTATTAAGCTTCCATCTTCTTCCCATAATAAAAGAATGTGGTGCTGTAAAACCTTGAATCAATCCAACAGCCTCTGTGTATACTAAACATTGAGCTTTGTATGCTGGATAACTTCCTGAATTAAGTAGATGTACGCCATCCGCACGTAAAGGCAGAGTTGAGAATTTAATGTCGATAACTACATAATGATATGGCTTGCCAAAAGTCTTTGCAGACATAGCAATTTCTTCAGATGTCAAAGCAGGTTCA